GGGGAAGCCATAGCTGCTGCTGCTGCATTTAAAGCTGCTGTTGATGGTATTAAGAGTGCAATAGGTACAGCAAATGATGTACGTGATATTGCCAGTCAAATAGACCAGCTTCTTGATAGCAAATCACGCATAGATAGGGCTAAGAATAAAAAGGTAGCCCCAGGGCAGTTTAGTATTAGTTCCATTGCGTCTGAAACTATAGACGCAAAACTTGCTGAAGAAGAGATGTATCAGATCAAGATGCTGATTGATAATAGGTTTGGACATGGCACATTCCAAGGAATCCTAGAGACACGCCAAAAGCGTATTAAGGAATACAAAGAAGCACAGATAAAACTAGCAAAACAAAAGGCAGCCCAACGTGCTGAAATGATGAATGACCTCAAATTACTCGTATGGATTATTCTTGGGTCTATCGTTGCTGTTATGGGTGTTATTGCCTTCTTCATTATCGAGTGGTGAGCCTAAGTGTTACGCTGTAAAGAAACATGAATCCAGTGTAAGCCAAAGTGCTTTTGAGTGGATATGTGTCTACAGACACAATGAGATAATACAGCTAGCGCAAAGCGATAATATCAAGAACTGCTTTACGTGCTTTCTCAAGAAGTTCTCTGACTGGACTTGGGAACAAGAGATACGTAAGGGCATGAGAGAAGACCCAAAGTATATTACGTGCCGGAGATATAAGCGTAAAAAGGCAAAAAGTGGACAAGAGGTGTGTTTATACAAAGGCGCAAATGATACCTACACGCTGGTGGTTGAGGGGCAGTGTCCTATGGAGTTTCAGTGTAAATATGATCCTCATGGCAAAGAACCCAATATTGATAGTGTTGTTGAGTCTTTAAATGAGAGTTTTAAGAAATGACGCAGAAAAAGTTAGAGAAAGGGTCTGTTTGGGAAAAGGCAGATACCAATGGCGATAATATTATTACCGATAATGAGATTGCTTTACGCGAAAGGATGATACGTCTTGAGAACCAAGATAAGAAAGAAGATCAACAACGATATATGGTGTGGTTTTCGGCTCTCAGTGTCACAGCGTTTATTATTATACTTATGTTGCCTATCGTACCGCTCGACAGATTAGATATGCTCTCAAGCATAGCCTCAACATGGGTAATATCCAACATGGGTATCATAGGGGCATTTATTGCGTCTAATGCGTTCAAAAAGAATGGGGAGAATAAACAATGAAAGTAAAAGGTGTAGACCTATCAGCCCTAAATAAAAGGCAACAGACAGCCATGAAAAGGCATGGAGAGCATCATACAGCTAAACACTTACGCGATATGTTGAAGCGTATCAAAAAAGGAAAGTCGTTCACAGAAGCACACAAAGCATCAATGAAAGCAGTGGGGAAATAATGCCATTTTCAAAGTATTCACCAAAACAAAAGAAGGTAGCGAGAACAGCACCGCCAAGAGATAAAATTACGGCTGCTGATTTTAAGAAACTCAAGAAAAAGAAAAAGAAGAGAAAAGCATGAGTAAAAAGAAAGTCGCAAAACCAACAAACCCATCGCTCTATGCCAGAGTAAAGGCAGAGGCAAAGCGTAAATTTAAGGTTTACCCTTCTGCTTATGCAAATGGATGGTTGGTTAGAGAATACAAGAAACGTGGTGGAAAATATAAGACTGTGAGTGCGTAATGGCAAAGCCTAGAGGTGGATTAACTAAATGGTTTGGTAAGGGTAAAGGAGGCAACTGGGTCGATATATCTGCGCCTAAAAAAAATGGTAAGTTTCAACCTTGTGGGCGTAAGTCAGCAACCAAAAGCAAAAGAGGATATCCAAAGTGTGTTCCAGCAGCTACAGCTAGAACTATGACAAAGGCGCAAATAAAATCTGCGGTTACACGTAAACGAGCTAATCCAACAGCTAAAGTGAAGACATTTGTACGAAAGAAGAAGAAAGCATGATAGGACAGATTATCTCTTCATTAGGTGGTCTTGCGTCTAGCTATTTAGAGGGTAAGACAGCCATCCAAAAGGCTAACGCCCAAATAAAGATGAAGGAGGCAACAGGAGAGATTGATTGGGATTTGGCTGCTATGAGAGCAAGTCAAAACTCCTGGAAAGACGAGTATCTTGTTATTATCTTCTCTATTCCAATGATACTCTCATTTTGTGGCGAATGGGGGCGTAGCATTACAACGGCTGGCTTTCAGGCATTGGCTGAGATGCCGGAGTGGTATCAATACTCTTTAGGCATAATTATATCAGCAACCTTTGCTACACGCTCTGCTGCTAAATTCATCAATATGCGTAAAAAGAAATGAAATGCTTTCATTGTGACGGAGACACAATAAAGACAGAGCATGAGGACTTTGATGAAATATTTAATGAAAAATATACAAGGCTTACTAAGCTCCTGTGTATCGACTGTGGAGCGTTTTATAATGTCTATCTTCCCTCAGAAAAAAAGTACCTCACCGAAGAAGAAGACTAAAAAGAAAAGGAAATAGAGTAGAACAAACGATGAAAGAGAACTTTGATAAATGTCTTGAGATGCTGCTGAAACATGAAGGTGGATTTACGGCTGATACGAGAGATAGAGGCAATCAAATAGGGGATGGTCATGGTAATCAAGGCTCGACAATGTTGGGTGTTACCTCAAAAGTTTACGCTGATTGGACAGGCAAACCAGCCCCTATAGAACTAATGAAGACATTAACTCAAGAAGATGTTGCGCCTATATATAAAAAGAACTACTGGGATAGATGTAAGTGTGATGAATTAGATTCAGGCTTAGATTGGGCTGTATTTGATTGGGCAGTAAACTCAGGCACAAGACGAGTATCTAAAGCCTTACAGAAAGCCTGTGGCGCAGAAAGAGATGGGGTTATAGGAAACAAGACCCTAGCTCTAGCAAACGGACAAGATGTAAAATATATGATTGAAGAAATAGGTGTAATTCGACAAAGTTTCTACGAGTCCTTACGAACCTTTAAGACGTTTGGTCGTGGGTGGACTCGTAGAAATAAAGAGACTACAGAACAAGCTCTAAGTATGGCTAGTTGACTTAGGCAATACTAAGCCTTGCTTTGCGCTAATGCGTTGCAGCATCTTTCTATCAATAAGTTTATTAACGACTCTACCGACTTGCATCACAGATAGTCCTGTGGCTTCTGCTACAAGTTTATAGTAGGGTGAGAAGCCATGCTCTTTTAGGTACTCGCTGATAAACAAGTACACTTTCTTTTGAGACTCATTAGCAAACTGTACCATCTTACAACATCTCCTTTATGGTTAAAGATTTGGCTCTCTCATAACGCTCTGGTTTTGCTTTTGTCATTGTAGGACGTTGTGCTTTGTAGTGCCTGGTTATCCATTTAACCTTGTGCGATGTTTCCCCAAGATTGTTGTATAACTCTCCTTCCTCACTATTACCCAACTCTTTCATCACAACAGCCTCTAACTCTTTTATGCGTTCCTGAGAAGTCTTAATCATGCTTTTAAGCTGATGTATCTCAAGTATCTCATCACCAACATTCGCAAGATCAACTATAGGCGCATCACTATCATGGCTATCAAAGACCATAGCTAAATCATTTGGGTCTTTTGATGGATACATATAGTCTCCTATATCTCCCCCCTTTAATACAGCTTCAACTCTTGTGTAAAAGTCTTTGCATTTCTCAATAATAGCTTTTTGCATTTTTGCGTCTTCTTTGTAGAAATACAGACACAACTGAGAGCCACTATACAAGATAGATATTACTCCCCATTTTCTTCCTGTAGCCATCAGACCAGCCTGTAATTGCCACACTCCTAAGTAGGGTTGTGGTACGTCACGAAAGTGGGTTCTTGTCGTTTTGACTTCAAGGTTACCATCACCTTCAATATCAAAGTCCAAACTCAACCCTTGTGGCGCAAATGTCATTCTATCATCTATAGTGATAGTCTTTTTACTGGGTACATGAAGGATGCCATCCAAAGACACAGAAAAAAGCCTTTTGCCATCGTGATGAAAGTGATATGGCACTCGCACTTTATCTGTATAATTATCAATGCCTAGCCTATCAGCCGTGACCTTTATAATTTGTGGCTCGTGTATATCACCCCAAGACATAGCCTCGTTTTGCTCAACTTCTCTATATCCAGAACGCCATACTTCTCTTGCAGCTAAAATATGCATCAACAAAGTGTTTGGAGTCATAAAAGGGTTATCATCCATCAATGCCGGAATGAGAGACCCTGATAAAAATCTATTATCTGTTATCTTCCCTACCATTGTGACGAACTCGCATGGATTACAGGAAGATACGCTAAGATAATAAGACCCACTATAATAAATACTAACTTACATAAATCTATTAACATAACCTAACCTCTTTAGTTAGGCTGGTTAGTCAGGTAAGTCTGTCTAGTCTGGCGTGAGAAGTAACGAATTATATATTATGCGCCAAATAGACTTTACCCAATTACCCAGCCGTCATTAATATTATCCAAGATAATCAATCATTTATACCAACTATCTCAACTACTACTCTCTTACTCGTTACTTCTGCTCAATATTATTATGCAATAAAATCAATCATTTGTCTCCTCTCC